ACCACTAAATCCGGATCCATTTCGCAGGTCGCCGCGATCTGGAGCACCTCCGGCTTTTCAGCCACATGGTGCTCGATTTTCAGCCATTCTCCGGCCATATTATTTCTTTCCCTTCATAGTGTTCTGGTTCCGCTCGATGTATTTCCGCACGCGCTCCATGTCCGCCTCCGCCACCGCCTGCTCGGCTAGTGAGTAGGTGTGCCGATAAGGCGGCAGCGGCTCCAGGCGTTGAATGCGCGGCCCGATAGGGCAGTCGTTCAAGCAAATGGAGAGGCGGAGGGAGAGGTGTTGGGTCATTCCGTCCGTATGCTTCCGTTCACAGAAATAGAGGAATGCTGAAAAACATGTTTAAGCGCTAAGGCCAGCTCATGGCCGAAATTTTCAGCATTACTAGGGCTAAAAGAGCCTGCTCGCTCGACACTTGCAGCTAAAACCAAAATTGCCGCTGCCGTTTCAGACTCTAGGCCGCGCTCCATAATTTGGTTGAAATCTTCTAATATTGGGCCAATCATTTTGCCTCCTCCATTTCAGCCAAATACGCCTCATATTCTGCGGAATCCTGAAAACCCGCTTCACGGGCTTCCGCGTTCATTCGTTCAATTTCCCGATCCATCTCTTCAAGTTGATGTTGTTTAGTTGCGCCCATAATTTGTCTGCTTGGTTTAGGTTATTGCGCGTATCCGTCGCGCCCCGGCTCTCTGTCCGTGGTTTGCGGCCGCCCTAGAGAGGGAGGCGGTTGAAAACATTTTGGGCCATCCGTTTGTGACTGATCAGACTTCGGACACTCCCGTGACCCGCACCGACTGGCACTCACGGCTTACCGATTGGCTCAAAACGGGATGTCGTCCGTTTCTTTGGCGGGTTTGGCCTTCGGCGCGGGGGCCGAGGATTTGGGTGACATCCAGCGCTCGAGGGTGTTGAAGCGATGGCCGGGATCGGCTCCCTCTTCCTCGCCAAGAACGACCGTGGCCGTCTTACCGATGAAATCCTCGGGCTGCACATCGATGTCCTCGCCTGGCACCACGGCGAACCCGCAGGCTTCGCGCACTTGGTCAATCTTCCACCCGGCTTTTTCGGTGAAGGTCAGGTGCTCATGGACTTCCGGCCCTTTGGCGCCCTCGCCGATCTCGACGCGGCAGATGAGTTTGATCATCGGGTTTCCGGCCTTGGATAGCTTCTCCATGGCGTTGACGATTTCGACTTTGTAGGTTCCCGGCTCCACGAAATAGACCGGCTTAGGTTCACTCTGTTTGTATGTTGGCATATTATTTTTTGGATTTGATTTGGCGCAGGGTGTTTATCGGTGCCCCTGCTTTCACCGCGGATTCATCCACTTCGACACCGGCGTCGGCGCAGAATTGGCGAAATTTGTCGGCGCCCATCTTCCCGCCAAGGGCGAGGATGAGCGTCTCTTTTGAAACATTGGCGGAGGCCCGAGCGATGGCATCGGCCTCGACGAACTGACGCCCCGCGCCGGTCGTGACCTTCCAGCCGGGGATGTCCTCACCAGCGGCGAGGCGTTCCTTGAGAGCATCGATGACCGGCTCGGCGATCTGCTTCTCGGCCAGCTTCCAGTTCGCGGCGAAGGCGCTCAACTCGACCGGATTCGCGAGGATTTGATCGCGGATGTCGGAGAGGCACAGGTCGGACTTGACCAGCGCCAGCGCCTCGGAGGATTGACGCACCAAGGCTCGGCACGAGTTGGCATGAGCACACCACCCGCAGTATTCATTAGGCGTCGGCTCCGCCAACCGGCTCGACGCCTCGGCGATGATGCGGCTCACAGTCGCCTCGGCCTGCTCCCGTGTGAATGTGTAGGTGCGGCGAAGGCGCTGATCGACATAGATCACATGAGCCGTCCATGAATCCGCAAAATGCTCGTGCATGCAGGCGAGGGCGTAGGCCGCGAGCTGCTGGCGGTAGTTCCGCACTTGGCCCGTTTTTATGTCCGCCACCCACTGAGCCCGAACGCATACCGCGTCCGCGGTGCCGGGTTTCGAAAGGCCAGGCACCTCCATGCCGAGATATTCCTCTCGGGTCTCTACATGGTAGCCGCCCGACAGGGTGCGGAGTTCGTCCACGCCCCACCGCGCCACTGCCTGATCCTCGGCGGCGAGTCCGTCGTAGGTCGTGGGATCATCAACCAAAAGCTCTCGGATCGCCCGATCCAGTAGCGTCCCACGCTCGGCTGCTGGGCTGGTGCCGGGTGCGCCCGTAAACAGGGCGCACTCGGCGAGCTTCGGCAGGGAACTCGGAGAGATTTCCTTAATCACGCTGCCACCTCCATTTGAGCTTTGGCTTTAGCGACAAGGGCGGCAGGCCGCGCCACGATCTGCTGGCGCAGTTTCTCGCTGGCGTCCCGCCATGTCTGGCCCTCTTGGATGGATCCGTTGCTAACGAGGAACAGGTTGACGACTTCCTCGTTGTCCTCGAGGACGGCCACCGACTCCCGGCCAATGATCTCGACGGCAGGCGCCGAGGTTTTGGGTGCAGGTTTCCCAAAGACATGCGCCACCGATTCCCACTCCATCGGGAGTTCTTCGGCGAGGCCCGAGCGGGTCTTGGCGTCGTAAGCAGCCGAGTGCGTGGTATAAATGACGCGCTCCTTGCCCCCTATGCCTTTGGCCTTGCCGCCGTCTTGGGTGACCGATTTCGTTTTGAATCTAAAAAACCAAAGCTCGTCAGCCCATTCTTTGACCAGCGGCGAGGACTGCTTCGACAACTTTAACTCGTAACGGTCGTAAGCGGCGAGAATGTCCGGCGGCTCGGTTCGCTGAACCTTGCTGTGCGCCAGGACAACCACATGCTTTCCCGCATCGATGAGCATATCGAGAGCGGTCAAAAACCGGCTGACCTTTTCCGCCGCCATGACCCAGCCCTTACCAAATCCGAAATCCTCGACGGATTGCTTCTTGTTCGTAGCGAGGAGGTCTTCAACCGCCAACCGCTCCGCCCAGTCTGCCGAATCGATAACCACCGTCTCGTAATCCGTCCGGCTGGCTTCTTGAATGCACTCGCCGAGTTCTTTCCAAGTCGAAACCGCCACGCGATCCACGGCGAGGTGATTGCTGCCGCCCTCGATGTCGAGGAAGAGAGGATTTGGGAACTTGCTGGCAAAGGTCGTCTTGCCGACGCTCTCCACCCCGTAAATGACCACGCGCTGTGGTCGTTGTTGTTTGCCTTTAATTATTTTCATCACTCTTTTGTTTGTTTGTTGTTGGTCAGCGTTTTTTGGGATGCGCTGCCCCCCTTGGCCCCTGCGGTCTCCTTGAGACCTAGCGAGGCAAAATCATTCTCGTGACGGACTCACGGCGGCCGCTTGCCAAAGCAGTTCGAGGGTTGCCCATTCGCAGTGCGTGAAGCATTCGGAGCAGACCGGCCCGAGGTCGTTATCCACCTGCTCGGCTTCGTGTTGGCAGACGGCGCACCTATTCATCGAAGTCCTCAAGGTTCTCGGTGTCCCACTCGCGCCAGCGATCTTTCCGCTCCCGTTCGAGCTTGTTGATCTCGTGCAAACGGCGGATGATGTTGTCCTGCCCTGCCCAGTAAGCGCAGATGATCGAGGCGAGCGTGACGATCGCCAGGGTGATGCCCATGCCGTCGCTCATCGCACGACCTCCACCCGGCTCGCAGGGCAGCCGTATTCGATTCGGAAAAGCTCCCGAGCTTCCGATTCGGTGAAGGCCAAAAAAGTGTCCCCGACTTTTAGGCGGAGAAAATTAAACCCCTGCACGAGCCAGAGTCGCTTTTTCATCGGGCGAGCCTCCATGTGAGCGCGGCCAAAATGAGCGGCAGGGTGATGACTTGCAGAAAGTCGATTCCGTAACCGAGGCACCGGAGCGTGGTCTCGTAGTCCATTACGCCGCCCTCCGTTTCCGTGCTGGGATCGTCGTGCGGTTCGCGGTGGAGGCGTTGCGGTAGCCCCACCAGTCGAGGAACGATTGGCGGACAATGTGCCAGCCACCGCACCGGCCGCGTGGCATCGAGGCGCAGAACTCGCCTCGCTTGATGTAGTCGCGGATCGAGCGGGAAGAAAAACCCGTGAGGCGCTGAGCCTCCGCCATGTCGATGAAAGTCTCGGAGAGGTTCATGCTGCCTCCTTTTCGAGCTTCTCGATGAGTAGATGACGAACGAACCCGCTAAGGCTCATTCCTCGTTGATAAGCGTGCTTGCGCGCTTGGTTGATCAGTTGTGGCGGGAGTGAGATTCCCGCCGCTTTTGCTTTTTTGTTCTCCGGGACTGGTCTGTTAGCCATGCACCAACAATTGCTAATTGTTGACGCATTCAAAGAAAAAAATGGGGTGATCACCCCAATGGCTAAAAATTGACAATTATTAGAGGGGTGATATTTTCTATTGACATGAATCCGAAAAAACCGATTTCGCGCAAATCCAAGAGCGCGGGAATCTCGCTAGAGCCTGATGTAATCAAGCGCTCCAAGGATTTCGCGAACAAGAATGGATTCGGCAGTTTGTCGAATTGGGTGCGCTTTTTACTCACGCAAGAACTCCGTAGGGCGGATGGAAATCCGA